GTTGAAAAAGACGGTCAAGAATTATTTTTAAGTGAGGGTGGTTCTAAAAAAAGAGGGATAGGATTAGATATTAATCCAGATGCAGAAAAAGGTTTTAGTGGAAAGATTATGTATGACCCAGATAGAGATAACGTAACAGGAGGTATTACATATAAATTTGCTGATGGTGGTCGTACCGGTTATTTTATGGGTAGTGCAAATCCAAAAGGTCTTGGACTGTTAAGACAGATATTAAAATACATGAGTAAAACAGGCAAAGAGTTAGATAAATTTCAAGGTGTAGATCTCTCAGCATTAGATATGTTGAGATTTTCAAATCCAAAAAGGTTTAACAAATTATTAGAAGATGTACGGGGTAAAGTTAATGTCAAAGAAGGCATTATGGGAACTGATTCGGTTAGAGCCATGCAACAAGCAGACAGAGAAAAAAGAAAAGGTATTACTGCAGGAGTTTTAGATGTTGCAAAAGATATGAAAGCAAGGGACGATGCAATTAGAAGACGAGTAGCAGAAAAGGCTGAATACACAATAATTCCTAAAATGAAAAGAGAATTAATGGAAGGTATGGGTATGTCGGAAGAGGCAGCAGAAAAAACAGCTAGAGGTATGGCCGAAGCGGCTCAAAACATAAGACTTACTGATGACCCACCAATAATAACAAAAGAAGGACTTTTACAATTAGAAAACGTATTAAAAAATTTAGAAACGGGTGGTAAGAAAAAAAGAGAACTTAATGCAACAGGTGGACGTATCGGTTTTAAAGAAGGTATGACTAGAAGAACTTTCTTAAAATTATTAGGTGGTGTTATGTCCATACCTATTATAGGTAAAGTTATTGCACCTTTAAAATTAACTAGAGGTGTTAGTAAAGTTCCAATAATTAAAACAGATAATGTTCCTGGTAAACCAGAGTGGTTTGATGCATTAGTAAATAAAGTTATTATTGAAGGTGATGATGTCACTAAAAAATTTGCAACAGGTGAAAGACAATCTATTCACCAGAAAACACTCGACGATGGTTCCGTGGTTCGAGTTACAGAAGACGTGGACGATGGTGCGATAAGAGTGGAGTATCAAAGTGAAAAGAATGTGTTTGGTGACGATGTGCAATTACAATATAAAAAACCATTACCTGATGAGGGTGATCCAAGACCAACAGCACAATTTGATGTAGCAGAGTCAGGCCCGGTTGGCAGATCATATGGACCAGATGATTTTGAAATAGATGTAGATGAAGTCGGTGGCTCAAGTATCAGAGATCTAGACTCAGATGTATCTAAACTAAAAGAATATGCGACAGGTAAAAAATTAACGATGAAAGAAATCGTAGAAGCTAAAAGAAGAAGAGACAAGGCTTTAGCCATATCAGAAAATACCGACGAAGCACAATTAGATGCAGTTATGAAAAGACAGGGTGATGCAGATCCTAGTTATTATGGCGATCCAGAAGAACTTGCATCAGGCGGTATCGCTAGAATGTTAGGAGAATAATGAACCCGTTTAAATACGCACAAATGATGAAGTATCTGACTCGGGTAAAAAAACAAAAGCCAGATCTTCCCGATGTATTTCCTGCAAGTCAAGCTCCTATCCCACCGATTAAACCAGAAGTTAAACAGCGAGAAGCAATCAACGAATTTATAAGACGTGAACGACAAAAGAAAGCAGATGGTGGTATGTTAGTGCAACCAGGTTTTGGTGGCACGAGGCAGGGGTATGCTGTGTCTAAAACAGATAATAATAAATACAGAGTAACAGGTGAAAGAGGGGGTGTTACTTATAGCGATTGGGCAAGAGAAAATGATGTGCCTATACGTTTTTCTAATAAAAAAGAAGCTGAAGCAGCTCAAAAAAAATTTTATAAATCAGTTCCTACAAAAGGTTCTATTACAAAAGAAGCTTGGACAAATGAGATGACCTCTTTGACTGAGAAGTTTAACAAAATGGTATTGAAGGATTTTGAAAAAGGAAACATGTCAAAAACTCCTAAGTTTGCAACTTGGTTAAAAAGTCAAAAATTAAAAAATGCAGGTGTTAAATTTTTTGAAACTCAAGCACCAAGTTTTGGTGTCATAAACGTTGGTAACAAAAAATTTGAATTAGCAGATATATTAATCAACAGAGCTAACAATAGTTTAAAACACACAGAATGGATGGACATTCAAAAAAAAGTAAGTCCTAGTAAAGCCATAGATACAAATACTTGGAGAAGCTATATTGATAGACTTGATACAAAACCAGATAAAGCAAACAAAGCTTTTGATTATTTATTAGATAATGATGTTCAACTAAAACTTCCTAAAAATTTAAGTAAAACAATGGCAGCGGAAGGAAGCCTTTTAAGAAAAGTAATTTCTGACATCACAGGTTTAAAAAGCAGTAAAGCCATACGTGCTGGTCTAAACATGAACGATGCTTACAATAAAAATATAGATCAGATAAAATTTGCTAACCAAGGTAATTTATGGACACAAGGTGAAGGCAGAACTTTAAGTGAAATTTTAGAAAACGCTGATTATAGAATGAAAGGAAATATTTCCTGGACTTCTGATATTAAATTATCAAACAGAGCTAACAAAAATGTATTTGACTATGCACTTAGAAATTTTAACTATCATCAATTAAATAAAACAGGTGAAGGTACGATACAATTTTACGATAAAAAAACTAATAAACCTATTGACTGGAATACTCTTCCTAAAAACAAAAATGGTTTTAGGGTTTTAAAACCAAACAGCGTTTACTTTATAGATGCTAATGATCCTAACAAAACTAAATGGGACATGACATCTATTGATGCAGATAATTTAAAATGGTCTAAAGGAAAAGGTTCATCAGGATTATTTGATGAAGTGTTTCAAGCAAAAGACATTTACGATAATTTACTTGCTACTAAAGTTGAAGATCCACGTAACCCAAAAAATAAAATTAGTTTTGGTAAACTAATGTCAGAAGTATATCAAACAGGATTTGATAATTTTGGTAATCCATATTCTGTAGAACATTCAGACGGTGTTGCAAACAATCCTTTTAAAAATTTAAGGATTGCGTCACAAAGAATTAACTCTGCATTGTCTGCATTGAATAGAGATACTACATTAAATAAATTTACCAAAGACGGAATACTTAAAGTTTTAAAAGAAGGAACTTTTGATCCTAATCAAAAAAATGTTATAGATACGATTATTAAAGGCACTGCACCTATAAGAGAAGATGTTTTAGTTCAAGGCACAAAGTTTGATCAAAGCGAACTAGACATAGCAAAACAAAAGTTTTTAACAAACTTAGACAAAAATAAATTTAAAAGAGTTTCAAAAGTTTTAGTTAACGCTGCAATAGATGGTGGTTTCGGCGAAGCTGTTCAAAAAATTTGTATGCGAAGAAAAGCTAAGAAAGGCGGTAGAATGTTTTTTGCCGAAGGTCCTGGTTGCCCTGCAGCGGATCAAGATCCAAAAGGATTTTTAAAAAGTGTATCTGACAATCCTCAACTTGCTAAATTTTTTAAATCTAGTCCAGGTCAAAAAGCTGTATCTTTAGCTGCAAGAGTGACAGGTAATATTTTAAATCCATCAACATTGATTGGTGGAGAGGTGGCTTTTGTTTTAGGAGATGCTTTAAATAATTATGCTTCTGGTTTAGATTTAGCAGAGTCTTTTGATAGAGCTTTTATATTTGCAGATTTTGGAAAGTTTGAAGAAAATTTAATAAACAAAGCAAAAGAGTTAGGATATGATGATAATCAATTAAATCTTTTACAACAAACAATAGATATAAATAAATTAGAGAACCGAAGAAAAAAATTAGAGTATGGGTTAGATGTTGAAAAACAAGATCCCAGTGGTTTGACTTCAGATGCAACAATGGGTTTTGAAAATCGTTTGGTTAACACGAATAAAAACTTAGACAACTCTGTTATTAATTATTTTAACACTTTAAATAAAATGGGATTTGATATCGACAAAGCAGCAGATCAAGATACAGGTTTTACATATCTAGACAATGTATTTAAAAAACAAACTCAAGATCAATTATTAAAAACTTTTGATAAAAGAAAAAGACAAGTAGATCCAACACAAACGCCTTTTGGTGCTTTTATAAGTCCTGTTTTTGATTTAGGATCTTATACTCAACCTTTAAAATTTGCAGCCGATATATTTAATCCTTTTACAAAAGATGTGCCTTTTTTATCTGAACGTCAACGAAAGGCTAAAAAATTAAGAGAAATGAGTGAGGAAGAATTAGATGCTTATAATAAAGCAAGAGGCTTTACGATAGAAGATATACAACAAGGCACAGCTCCACAGATAAGACCAGTAATGGATTATTTAGGCACAGATGTAACAGGACAGGGATTTGGAACTCAGTTTTTAGCAGGCGGTGGTATAGCTAAAATAGCAGGCGTAGATCAAGGACCACCACCCGAATCAGGACCAAACTCACAAGGGTTGCCAGGTCTATTAAAACGTGTTAAGAATAGATAGGAGTATATATGGCAGAAATAGATAAAGGACTCCCGAACACTAGAACTAAATTAGATATCCCTTCAGAAGAAGAGATAGCAGAAGAAGTTGCCGTTCAGGAACCAGAAAAAGGACCAATAGAAGTTATACCAGAAGAAGATGGTGGTGTAACATTAGACTTTGAACCAGGATCTATAAATGTCCCTGGAACAGAATCACATTTTGATAACTTAGCAGATCTTTTACCTGATGATGTATTAGAGCCAATCGGAAACGAGATGACTCAAAACTACATGGACTACAAAGGTTCAAGAAAAGAATGGGAACAAGGTTATATACAAGGTTTAGATCTTTTAGGGTTTAAATACGAGAATAGAACTGAACCATTTCAAGGAGCTTCAGGTGCAACACATCCTGTAATGGCGGAAGCTGTTACACAGTTTCAAGCTCAAGCCTATAAAGAATTATTACCAGTTGATGGACCGGTGAGAACACAAATCATTGGCACAAAAAATCCTGCAACCGAACAACAGGCAACACGTGTTAAAGATTTTATGAATTATTTAATTATGGATCAAATGAAAGAGTACGAAGCAGAGTTTGATTCTATGTTGTTTCATTTACCATTAGCTGGATCAACATTTAAAAAAGTTTACTATGATGTACCACTTGGTAGAGCAGTCTCTAAGTTTGTACCAGCAGATGAATTAATTGTTCCGTATACGGCTACCTCATTAGACGATGCGGAAGCAATTATTCATACAATAAAAATATCTGAAAACGAATTAAGAAAACAACAAGTCAATGGTTTCTATAGAGATGTTGAGTTAGGACCACCAGGCACAGATTCAAATGATGAACTTGCAAAGAAAGAACGTTCTCTTGAAGGCAGTAAAAAAACTGGAAAAAATGAACCTGTTTATACTTTGTTAGAGTGTCATGTTAATTTAGACTTAGAAGGTTTTGAAGAGGTCGGTGCAGATGGACAACCGACTGGAATAAAATTACCTTACATCGTAACTGTTGAGGAAGGTAATAGGAAAGTTCTTTCTATTAGAAGGAACTATGCGCCCAATGATCTAAAGAAAAATAAAATCCAATATTTTGTCCACTTTAAGTTTCTGCCAGGACTAGGATTTTATGGCTTTGGACTCATTCACATGATTGGCGGATTGAGCCGTACGGCAACGGCGGCTCTCCGTCAT